GATGAAGAGTAGACTCCCTTGCCCCCCTGGCTAAAGGGGTTCAGGACTATCACCACGACTGTGGCTTTCATCCCTACTCACCACTTGGAGGGTATAGCGTCTGAATTTGTGTCAGAATTCCTTGCTTCCATTTCTGCACTGATTTTGTAGCGGATACCTTGTCAAAAATCGATTTAACTCCCGCTCCCATTGATTTATTCCTAATCCCATCACGCACCCCTTGGGCCAATGCTCTCCATACCGCCGGATCTTTCATCACTGGAGTAGTCATATCCAAAATCGACTTAGGGTTACCCAAAAACATTTGGAAAGCTCGAGACGCTTTCTTTAATAGACCAACTGGATCAAACTTCGCACGCATGGTTGGTTTTCCCGCATCCTGCAGAGCTAACACCCCCATTATTGGCATTGAGTAAGTTGAAGCTTCATCCGCTACTGAGTCATCCTCATTTTTGATCGCTTTCGCTAGTTTTTCTGCCCTGCCCTGTAGTATCACGCCGGCATCATTAGGTAACGCAGCGCTCATTGCCGTTGGTGTATACGCTCCAATTAGTGAAGTAGGCACAACCTCGTTGACAGTAGAACCGTTAACCGTCACAGTTCCAGTAGTCATGGGCGTCAGTGTTGTAGTGGCGTCCCAAACGTCGTACCAAGGATAATTTGATTCAGTTGGCGTCTCCGTTAAAACGAAACCACAAAAAAGGTACGTATTAACTTCAGTGTCGGCCAAAGGAATAGTCTCTCTTTCAAAAATATACGTCAACGCGGTCTTAGCGATTATCGACGCACCAGGAGTGGAACTTTGAGCAGCTACCAGAACCTCACTAGCTACCATGGTCGCTCCGATCACCATGCTTGCAGCAGTCCATTGCTCAAATGGGACTTTAGATTGCATCGCTACCAAACCCACCGTCTTACCATTTGGATCGAACGAGGTTGTTTTGTAGTTTTTACCCTCTAAATCCACGGTAAATGTCATCGTTCCAGTTTGCTCCAAGTTAATCACTCGCGCACCCGTCATTATTTTTATGTAATTTGTTGCATCACTCTCCTTAGATTTCCAACTAACGACGAAGTTTGCTGTCAAAGCCGCTGTGCGCAGCCACATACTCGCTTCTAACGGTAGCACTCTGATATTATAATCTTTAGGTTCGACCGTACGCGCCCAAACCGTACTTGATATTGGTCGATCACAACTCATTAAATCCACATCAGCATCGTTAATCAAAGATAATGAATCAGTAGTAGTTTCAGATTTCTCAGCGAGTGGCATCGTATTCGACAAAGTTGCCATAGTTGGGGCTGCTACATCATTAATTGCTAATGAAGTTGCTTTACCAGTCAGTTCATCTTTCCATCTAATACCACCATTTATTTTCGCTACTGTTTCAGCCATTTCCTCTGGATAATCCCTCGCTAAATGATCTTCAGGTAAGACCTGGTCTAAAAACTTAATTATGCTCCTCATGTCACATTCCGTCTTACCGTATGGTGTGGTAGTGGGTATAATGTTTAATACCTCCGTCACAGCTCTAGACCATTTACTCAGTGCATTCGATGCAGTGGCCATAATAGACATGTAAGTTGTCATCCTCGATTGTGTAATCACATATGGACCTTCAACATATGTACGAGAAGCTTGAGTAGCAGAGGCGCCCACATAGCAACCTTTGATCTTCACAACATAATCAGTAAAAAAAGTTGATTGTGGCATAACGGCAATCCGGCTCAGATATGGCCGACTTATCTCAACCGCAGACTCATTCTTACGCATCTGCTCCAAGGCGTGATCTGTTACTACTGTCAGTTTTTCAGGCTTAGAGTCCAAATACATACCACTTATCGGCAGCGCACCCGCGGAGTTGTTGGTATCAGTAATTGCGAGTTCAGGTAAATCTTCTGTTGTCATTATCGCTAATGCGCCAGGGTCAGTCGGATCCTTTGTCGGATCGATCAATTTAAAGGCGAGTCCTCCTGGATTTAAAATTCCAGGCTGCAATGATAACGTTGGTACTGCACTAGACGTCTGGTCAGCTGTTGGCGCGAAAGAGTTTCCATCACCTGTAATGTTGAAATTCTGCACAAGAGAAGACGCGTTACCCATCGTGTCGGTATCAGGAGTCAAATAAC